ATGAAAATCGAGTTAGCCATTGATCGCATGAAGAAACTTCCTGATGGAGCCATACCTGCACTAGAGTCAGAACTGCTCAAAAGGCTCAGCAAGCAGTTTGATAATTGTCAGCTAACGATCAAGCGTGCCAGCAATGATGGTCTGAGTGTTTTCGGGGGCGACAAGAAAGAGGTTGAGCAAATCGTGCAGGAGACCTGGGAAAGCGCCGACGAGTGGTTTTATTAATCGCGTGAATTTCACTGGAGCAGTTTCAAAGAGTATCGCTGTTTGCGTTCCCCTGGCTGTTCCCGATTACTGTTTACCGCGTCAATAAGTCGCTCTGGGGGAAATAGTGTGTAGTGCAGATGCCTTTAATGCAGATGATCAGTGGTACGACGTGGTCAGAAGGGCCGATAAAGCAGTTATCTATAGCTTCCCGGCTGAGGGCAGATATCTGGTTTATCGAGTAAATGGAATAGTTTCATTACGACCGTTGCTCGAAGAGGAAGAAATATTCACTCTCAACGGGTTTATGCAATTTGCAAAACGACTGGGGTACCGAGTTACACCACCGTCTGATATTATTCTTTCATAGGCCTGAACAACCTATACCTGATGCGCCACGGAGAGAACCATGGCGCTAGAATTACAACTTATCAAACACCATTCAGGAATACTGATCCCGGCTACGCCCGAGACCAGCGATATCCTGCAATCCAAAACCCGGCTCGGCGATGTTCTTGTTGCCGAGTTCAGGCGGGTACGAAACCCGGCATTTCACCGGCGCTTTTTCGCGCTTCTCAATCTCGGTTTTGAATATTGGGAACCTACCGGCGGGGCGATTTCGTCTAACGAGCGCAGGCTTATCACAGGTTATGCCAAATACCTTGCTGCATATGGCGGGAGTGAGTCGGCGTTACTTGATGCCGCCGGGCAATATCTCGACCGAATAGCCGAGAAGCGATCCGGTTCAATCAGTATTTGCAAATCCTTCGATGCTTACCGGGCGTGGGTCATCGTTGAAGCCGGCCACTATGACGCCATACAGCTGCCGGACGGCACGCTGAAAAAACACCCTCGCAGCATTTCTTTCGCAAGCATGGACGAATGCGAGTTCCAGGAACTGTACAAAGCATCGCTGGATGTTCTCTGGCGGTGGATCCTCTCTCGTTCATTCAACAGCCTGCAGGAAGCCGAGAACGCCGCAAACCAGCTTTTAAGCTTCGCGGGGTGATGCCGATGAAACGCTCATGGTTTCACCATCTCGAATGCACAACGCAGCAGGCCGAAGAATTGGTAGCGAGATATCGTCAGCGGGGCGTAAAGGTCGAACGAAGCTTAAACCCTGACTTTATGACATGGACCGTCAGCGCGCTGCTGGTGGAGGACAAAAATCCGCCGCGGCCAGACTCTCGCTGGCGCAACAGGATGTGGGGGTGAGTATGGCGAACCTACGCAAAGAGGCGCGTGGCCGCGAATGTACCGTGCGGATCCCCGGGCACTGCAACGGCAACCCGGAAACCAGCGTGCTGGCGCATTACCGCCTGGCGGGTACGTGCGGCACAGGATGCAAGCCTGACGATACTCAGGCGGCGATCGCCTGCAACGGGTGCCATGACGTAATCGACGGCAGAACTAAAACCACCGATTTCACCTACGACGTATTGCGCCTGATGCACGCGGAGGGGGTAATGCGCACCCTGGAAATCTGGCGGAAAGAGGGACTCATTAAATCATGAAAATCTACGATATCACGCCCATCGGCAAACCCAGGATGACCAGAGCTGATAAGTGGAAGCAGCGTCCGGCGGTAATGCGCTACCGGGCATTCTGCGATGAGGTCCGTCTGAAGAACGTTGCTATGCCGGAGCAGGGCGGACACATAACCTTCGTGGTTCCCATGCCAAAGAGCTGGAGCCAGAAGAAGCGAGTAACGATGAACGGTCAGGCACACCAGCAGAAACCAGACGCCGATAACATGATCAAAGCGCTGATGGATGCTCTGTTTACTGATGACGCACATATCTGGGACTTTCGTGTAACAAAAGTCTGGGGTGAATCCGGACAAATTTTAATTTCTGATATCGGAGAAGTGGCCGCATGAAACTGGAAGCATCGTTAAAGCATTTCAGCCCGCAGGGGATGCATATCAGCGACGACGTGAAAAGCACATCGCCGAATCGACTGACCGGAACAGATGTTATGGCGGCCATCGGTACCACCAGCAGTCGTGCGCGCTTCGGCCTTGCCGCTTTCCTCGGAAAGGCTGGTATCAGCAAAACGGACGAACAGCTTGCAATTCAGGCGCTGGCGCAGTTTGCCATCAAAAACGCTCCTAAAAATGTCCGCAAAGCCGCTGGTGACAAGCTCGGCGCCTGCATGTTGACGCTGGCGCAATTTGCCTTTGCGGAATACTCACGTTCGGCGGCCACCAGAGCAACGTGTCAAAGCTGCAGCGGTACCGGCTTTATTTCCCGCCATGAAGATGTAATTAAGCACCCCGGTATTTTCGATGCTGACGGTGTCGAAGTGAAGGCCCCAAAGATTAGAAATGAACTGGTGAAAAGGGTCTGTGGAGTGTGCGGAGGAAAGAAAGTGATCCATGCGCGATGCAGGTGTAGTGGTAAAGGGGAGGTCTTAGATCGCAAAGCGACCAAAGAACTTGGCGCACCGGTTTTCAAAACATGTGAACGCTGCTTTGGTAATGGCTTCTCTGTTGTACCCTCTGCGACGGTACACCGCGCCATTCTGAAGCGTCTCCCGGATCTCCATCAGTCTTCGTGGTCACGCAACTGGAAGCCGTTCTATGAAGGGCTGGTGGATATGCTTCACAAAGGAGAGAGACAGGCAGCGGCTGAATTTGAGAAGGCGACCATTTATTGATGTGATCGAAACAGATGGCGGCAAATTTTTGCACGATAGAGTTGACTTTGCATAAAATTGTCCTGTATTATTCTAATCATGGATACGTACATCCAAATGAAACTGATTCTGAACCCTGCCAACCGGCGGGGTTTTGCTTTTCTGGGGGAAGCGATGCAGCAGCCATATTTTTTTAACCCTGGCATGACCACTCAACAGCTTGAAGACTGGCTTGGGCAACAGAAAATCTATCTTGCCCACTTCAACCGTCTGATAGCAGAAAAAGCCGCTCTTGAGGAGCGACTGAGTCAGATCTCTGCGGAGATTGAGCGAGTCGCTACTGGTAGCTTTGAAGGAATGCTGAGTTTTCCCTGGGATCCCAGTCCTCTTGTGGAAAATCCTCAACAGGATAGTGGCCAGTCGGCAGATTGAGTGACGCCAGGACAGCGGCAGCATCTTCTGACATATAACTGGGCTTTAGTTGACTGGCAATGATAAAGAGACAGTCGTTTAGCGAGAGTCTTCTAATCTCTTCAGGTTTCCACTTGGTCATTTCGAAGATAAGGTGATGAAGAGCCTTATCGTTATCAAGATAATAATAATCAGATGAAAAATGTTTCCTGTACTCATCGAGAATACATTCAAGAGTGAATATTTGTCCTATTCGATACCAAACCTGCCTGGCTCTGTAACTGTGTGAGTCTGCCAGTAATGTTTGGGGGAAGTTGTTATTTTGACAAACCCGGGACTTGATTACCTGTAAAAGGTCTGAGTACTTACTCATATTTTCACCAGTTGATGTTTTAATCATTTGCGAATCAATTTTATCAAAGAGAAAAACAAGCCGCTACACGCTGATAACATCAGGCTGAGCGGTTATGGTGAGCCGATACCTCAGACAAGCAGAGTATTGAAAGCAGAAAGACTGAATGTTAAATTTCTGGTGTGGTGAATCCCCCTATGCGGAGGGGCATTGCCAGTCTGATATGTTTTTTTGCGCATTGCGAGTCGTCTGTGGGCTGGCGGCGACTTACCGGGAGGCACCCGGCACCACACCTAATAAAAAATGATGATAGCTGTAAGGCCCACTTCGGTGGGCTTTTTCTTTGGGCAAAAAAAAAGCCCGCATGGTTTCATGCAGGCAAGGCAGTTACATTTAGATTTTGTCCCGGTATATGTTTTTTTGTCCGGAAGTCGAAAGATACTGTCTCGAATACATTTTGTAAATAACGGATTCAAATCACAAGGCCATGCATTTGCATGGCTTTTTTATTATCAGGTCCCGCAGGAATCATCATCGACACGCTTCGTTGTTAAATCCAGCCTGACGGGCCTGACCCTTTTCAAACACACAGCTTCCCGATCTTCCATCGGAGGCGGTAACTATGGCTAAGCGTATGCAAGACAAAGAGAGCATTGCCGGGATGTCCTGGCTGGTTCTGCTGATCATTGCTTGCTGGGGTGGACTTGTCCGCTACCTGATAGATGTGAAGCAGAGCAAGACAACATGGAGCTTGATCAATGCTCTTGCCCAAATGGTGGTTTCAGGGTTTACCGGCGTTATTGCTGGCCTGGTGAGCATTGAAAGCGGACTGAGCATTTACATGATTCTGGCAACCGCGGGGATAAGCGGCGCGATGGGCTCCGTAGCGCTCACGTATTTCTGGGAACGAATCACCGGAGTGAAAGCACAATGACAGCAGACCAGATTATCGAGGGGATCCTCGGCAAGGAGGATGGTTATGTCGATCATCCGTCGGATAAAGGCGGGCCGACCCGCTGGGGCATCACGCAGACCACCGCCCGTGCACATGGCTACACCGGTGATATGCGGAACCTGCCCAGGGAAACAGCAAAGCAAATCCTGCTGAGCGATTACTGGACCGGCCCCCGGTTTGACCAGGTGGCAGCTCTATCTACGTTACTGGCAGATGAGCTTTGCGACACTGGCGTGAACATGGGGCCATCTGTAGCCAGTAAGTTTTTCCAGCGCTGGCTGACCGCAATGAATATGCGCGGAAAGCTGTATCCCGATCTGATTCCGGATGGCGCCATTGGTCCCCGAACCATCACCGCGCTTAAGGGATACCTTTCCGCCCGCGGGAAAGAGGGTGAACAGGTTCTGGTGCGTGCGCTGAACTGCAGCCAGGGTGCCAGATACCTCGAACTGGCGGAGGGCCGCGAAGCCAACGAGGATTTTCTCTACGGCTGGGTTAAGGAGCGTGTCCTGTGAAGATGATCATTTTCGCTTTGCTTGTGCTGGTGGCTGTGCTCGTTCTGTTACTTCTGCGCAAATATACCCGGCTGGAGTTCGTAGGGCATGCCAGCTTGCTGCTGAAAACGTGGTCTGTAAAGCTGGGAGCTATCGGCGCGCTGGTTGGTGTATGGGCGCAGTCGTTCCCGGATGCTGCGCTGCACGCCTGGGCGGTGCTGCCGCCGGATATCAAAAACATCCTGCCGCCAAACATCGTTGCGTTGATTAGCCCTGCGCTGGTGGTGCTGGCCGTACTATCGCAATACGTACGCCAGCCAGCATTGAAAGAAAAGGCCGACGAACTGAAGGAGCCGCAGTAATGAGCTTCGAAATTATCGCGGGGCTGGTGGTTGTCATCCTGGGTGCTATCGCTGGTGCGTTCGGCATTGGTCATGCTCGCGGGACCAGTAAGGCGAAAGCCAAAGCTGATCAGCAACGTACCGAAGAGAACGCCGCTGCTACTGTCGCCGCGGCAGAACGCCGTGCTGAAGTCACGAAAGGGGCCAGCGATGTACAGGAAGACGTTAAGCGTATGGGCGATGACGATGTTGATCGGGAGTTGCGCGAAAAGTTTACCCGCCCCGGTAGTCGTTGACACGGCCTGCAGCTGGGTGCGGATCATCTACCTGACTGACCACGATATCGATGTGTTGGATAAGCAGACCAAGCGTGACATCCTGGCGCACAACAAAGCAGTGCAGGCCAATTGCTCGCAGCTCACAGAGAAGGGTTCCAGGTAATTCAGCTACAAACGCAGAACACTTTAGGTATTGAAATTTACATGGCCACATGAACAAAAAATCAGAATACGAGACAACAGAGCGCTGAAAAATGAAAAGTTGGTATCTAAGTCAGGTGCATTAAGGCACTATGGATTTTCAATTCCTTCTATCTAAGAAGCTGCCCATGACAAGAAATTCACTCCCTCAACTTCCGCATGGTTATCGATACGGTGACGAGCACTCTATTCACCCTCATTGTGATGGGGATTATTTAGCTCCGCAGGGATATGTTATCAAGTCCGTTAACCTTGTAGATGGGGTGGTTATTTATGTGCCCATCCAACGCTACATCAAGCATCTAGATCTTTGGGTTAATGCCGAAGGAACTGTCGAATAAATTGTTAGTTACCGGCCTCGTTCGGGAGAGCTGAGAATTGCCATCAAAAGACCAGCAGAGATGCCTGGTACTCTGGTTGAATGTTCCGGCAAGTTGAAAATGATTGGTTCAATGAGCTCTTTCGATATTTAAATGCTTTCGATAACTTAAATGAAGCTATCACCACATTATCACTGCCAGCCAACACCAAAACGGCAGTGGTCAGTTAAAAAGCAGAAAAGCCTCTCCCGGGTGGATCCTGAGAGATTTTAGTTTTCTAACTGGTACCAACCAAAGGTCGCATTTTTTATGCGACCTTTTTTATTGTGCGTAACAGGCATCCGTAAGGAAACCGTTCAGCTTGTACACACGGCAAAGATAAATGCAAAAGCATCACAGAGGCTATTTTGTCGAATGGCTTCGATAATACTCCCCACATCGCACAGAGGTAAGACATGTCAGAGATCACTGCATCCGAGCAAATCCGCCTGGATATAATCAAGAAAGTTAATTATGACACCGCAGCGGCCAAGCTGGCCATTGACTGGGTAGGCGACAGCTATCTGAAGTCTGAGCTATTCGCTGACTCTTTCGATCGTGTTTTCACGGAAAGTGAGATTGTCTCGAAGACCCGTAAGGCAATCCAGGAAGCGACCGAAGCGCTGGCGCTGTTTGATACTGCCGCTGAGAAAGTCAGCTAAGGCATTACAGCAGGCATTCATCGAGTGCCTGTGATAATGTTAAAGCTCCTGTATAAGGGGCAGTTGTATGATATCATGCAACGAAGCAACCAAGCTATGGAAAGTCCGGGTAATGGTTTGGAGTGAATGTGACGTTTAGCAGCGGTGGTATAAATGGCTACTTTTTCCTGTTGCTTAGTATGTGGCCAGTGCTAATGGTTTTATTCCTGGGATTGTCTCCTGCATTTTACGGTGTGTTAATGCCTAAAACGGCAATTGCTTGTCTGGTGATCGCTGCAGCCTTTGGCATTGGTGGGTGGTTCTATGGATTGTGATCTAAGTAACATTTGGTCAGGTTATAAACTGGTATCTGACCGCATTACAGCAGGTATTCATTGAGTGCCTGTGATAATGCCCGTCAGACAATGGACTGATATCATTGTCTGTTTCTCCCGGTGTATTTTGAAATACTCAATACTCTCATAACGTCTCTGCCTGCCAACATCAGAACGCCAGAGGTTAGTTAGCCGGATAGATGCACCTCTATCTGTTGGCTCCTGAGAGATTCTTTATACGCTGGTTGGTAGTGACCAAAGGCCGCATAATTTTGCGGCCTTTTTCATTTCTGTAAAATGAAAGTCCTCAGGCGGTTAACGATGCTCTGGACCATGGAAGTGATCTCCACCATGTCCGCCGCTATGAGGCCCAGGGGGAAGGATACATCCTGAAAGAGACAGCGCACCACAGATCACAAAAACAGCAAGCATAATTCTTTTCATAATAACTCCTGAACTAAAGAGCCTTAATTCCAAAACATAAAAGTGAATATTTTATGGAGAATCAGTAATTCCTTTTTCTCCCTCACGTTAAATAGGAATAATCCATGGCAAAACCGGACTGGGGCGAGCTTCAGCGACGGTTCCTGTCCGATCATGCCGCAACCGGCGTATCACCGAAGGATTGGTGTGAAGCGCAGGGACTGAATTACGCTACTGCCCGCCGATACATCAAGAAACCCACTGCGCAAACTGCGCAAAAACCTGCGCAGAAGAAACTGCGCACTGCGCAAAAGGAAAAGTGCGCAGAAGAGCTGGTGGATGATGATGGCCTCACCGATCAGCAACGTTTATTTGTCGCAGAATACCTGAAGGACCACAACGCCACGCAGGCCGCTATCCGTGCCGGGTACAGCAAGAAGACTGCTGAACAAATTGGCTATCAGCTGCTTCAGAAAACTTCAGTTGCGCAGGCCATTGCGCAGCAGCAGAAAGCATCCATTATGCGCACGCTTGGCAGCGCTGATGAAGTGCTTGAGCAGATGTGGCGGCTGGCAACATTCGACGCCAACCAACTTTCTCAGTATCGCCGCGGGAGCTGCCGTTACTGCTGGGGCTTCGGTCACCAGTATCAATGGCGCGATGCGGTTGAGTTCGAAGAGAAGCTGGCTGAGGCTTTAGCGAAGAAAGGGAAAGAGCCAAACGACAGAGGCGGCTACGGTTACGACCATACCAGCTCGCCTAACCCGAAATGTCCTCGCTGTAATGGTGATGGCATCGGCCAGCCTTTCTTCGCCGATACGCGCAAGCTGGCGCCGGATGCTGCGCTTGCCTATTCCGGTGTGAAGCTTGGTAAGAATGGCGTTGAGATAACCGCCATCAGCCGTGAGCGCATGTACGAGGCGGTGATGAAACGTCTCGGCCTGGCTGACAGTGAGTTCGCCCAGCGTCTACAGCAGATTGAAATCGAGCGCCGGCAGCTGGAGATCGACAAGCTCCGTAAAGAGCTGGCCGCTGACCCAGAAGATGACGAACCAACGCCAGTTGCGATCAATATCAACGTAGTCGATGCGCGAGTGAGGGAAGAGGATGGCGATAGCTCCGACGCTTAACGTTCCCCAGGCTCGTTTTCTGGCTATGCAGCAGAAGTTCAAAGCCTATGTAGCTGGTTTTGGATCCGGTAAGACATGGGTTGGCTGCGGTGGAATATGCAAAGGGTTCTGGGAGTTCCCCAAAATAAACCAAGGCTACTTTGCCCCGACTTATCCTCAGATCCGCGATATTTTCTACCCCACGGTGGAAGAAGTTGCTCACGACTGGGGACTGAAAGTCAAAATCGTTGAAAGCAACAAAGAGGTCCATTTCTACAGTGGGCGCCAGTACCGCGGCACGACAATTTGTCGGTCGATGGAAAAGCCCGACACGATAGTAGGCTTTAAAATCGGCAATGCGCTGGTGGATGAACTCGACGTTCTGAAAGCGGATAAGGCGCGTCAGGCGTGGCGAAAAATAATCGCGCGTATGCGTTATAAAGTTGATGGTCTGCGTAATGGCATTGACGTGACTACCACACCTGAAGGATTTAAGTTCGTCTATAACCAGTTTGTTAAGGCTGTGAGGGAAAAGCCTGAACTGAGGTCGATGTATGGTCTGGTACAGGCTTCGACATTCGACAACGAAAAGAACCTGCCGGATGACTATATTCCTTCGCTCCTGGCGAGTTACCCGCCGGAATTGATCAAGGCATATCTGAACGGCCAGTTTACTAACCTGACCAGTGGCACCATTTATCATCAGTTCGACAGGGTGCTGAATAATTCCAGTGAGGAAGAGCAGCCAGGTGAAGCGCTGTATATCGGGATGGATTTCAACGTCGGGAAGATGGCCGGGATCGTCCATGTATTGCGGCTCGGCTTACCACACGCGGTAACAGAGATTAACAACGCTTACGATACGCCCGACATGATACGCATCATCAAGGAACGTTTCTGGCTGTATGCCGACGGTGACTACCGCAAGGTCCGCGAGATTTATATTTACCCGGATGCCTCTGGTGATTCCAGGAAGTCAAACAACGCCAGCAAAACAGATATTGAGCAGCTCCGGCAGGCCGGATTTAACGTCATCGTTGATGATGCTAACCCGCCGGTAAAGGACCGCATTAACTCCATGAACGCCATGTTCTGCAATGGTAATGGCGATCGCCGGTACAAGGTGAATGTGGCCCGTTGCCCGGTCTATGCCGACTGCCTGGAACAACAGGTGTGGGATAAAAACGGCGAGCCGGATAAAAAGAGCGATAACGATCACCCCAACGATGGCGCCGGTTACTTCATTGTGAAGCAATTCCCAATCGTTCGACCTGCATTCTCTATTTCACTGGACACGACATTCTGATGGCCAATAACGATATTACTTACGTTCGCCCTGAGGTCAGGGCGGCAATGCCCGTGTGGAAAAAAATTCGTGACGTGTGCAAAGGCGCTGATGCTGTAAAGGCCGCCGGGAATGAATACCTCCCTTTTCTGGATCCGTCCGATAAGTCTGCACGCAATAAAAAGCGCAATGCTGATTACATTCAACGCGCCGTTTTCTACGCGATAACGGGCAATACAAAGGTGGGTTTACTGGGGCTGGCATTCAGAAAAGACCCGACCATGACCGCGCCGGATAAACTGAATTATCTTCGTGATAACGCCGATGGTGCTGGTGCCAGCATTTATCAGCAGTCCCAGCAGGTTACAGAAAATATTCTGGAGGCCGCGCGCGAGGGGCTTTATACGGATTATGCAGCTGAGACCGACGAGGCGATCATCCTTCGTTATCAGGCGGAAAGCATCATTAACTGGCGCACCAAACGCATCAATGGACGTGATCAACTGGTGCTGGTGGTTTTACGCGAATGCATGGAAAAGGAAGATGGTTTTGCGTACGAGGATGAAATCCAGTATCGCGAACTTGCCCTGGAGGACGGCAAGTTTATCTGCAGGGTGTGGCGAAAGTCGGCCGATGCAGGGTCTTTTTCTGTCGATTCTGAGTATCACCCGAAGCCTAAAGGTGAGGATTTTTGGGATGAGATCCCCTTTACCTTCGTTGGTGCACAAAATAACGATCCCAGCATCGACGAGTCGCCTTTAGCCGCCCTCGTTGAAATTAACCTTGGCCATTATCGTAATTCGGCAGATTACGAAGACAGCGTATTTTTCTGCGGTCAGGTTCAGCCGGTGATTTCCGGTCTTGATACCACTTGGCGTGACTGGCTGCAGGATAAGGGAATTCGTGTCGGTTCTCGTTCTCCATTCCTGCTGCCGAAGGAGGGGAGTTTTACCTATGCTCAGGCGCAACCAAACACCCTGGCTAAAGAGGCGATGGACAGTAAGCGTGATTATTCTGTTCAGCTTGGCGCCCGGCTTATCGAGCAGAACGGCGCGGTTAAAACCGCCACGCAATCCAGCGGCGAGCAAACCGCATCCACATCGGTGCTCGGCATTTGCGTTTCCAATGTCTCGGAGGCCTATACGCTGGCGCTCGGCTGGTGCGCCAGATATCTCGGTATAAAAGGCGAGGAATACCGTTACAGCATCAATCAGGAGTTTATCGCCAAAGTCGCAGAATCCGACATGGTAACGGCAATCGTCAATGCCTGGCAGTCCGGTGCGATTCGCGACACGGATATGGTCAGAGCTCTGCAGAGGCTTGACCTGATAGATCCCGCTGATGACCCTGAAACTGTCATTGACGCTATTCGTAACGGCGCGCCTAACCTGATTGGTGGCAATAATGGCAACGGCGAATGACAAACTGCAGAATGAATCCATAGCCCACGCTATATGGGTGAGTCGCTACAGTACCGGCGTTGCCAACAGGATGATAAAAGTTCTGAATGACAGCGACGCCGAACTTACCGCAAGGTTGCTGGTGGCTATTGATACGCTGGACGCTGAGAGCTTTACCGTTTCTAGGCTGGAAGCGTTACTGGTAAGCGTCAGGGCAATAAACAAGGATGCGATTCAGTCGATGTATGCAGCTCTTACTGCCGAGTTGCAGGAACTGGCGAAGCACGAAGCAACTTTTCAGATGAGCCTCTTCCAGTTTGCCATTCCCGACGATGTTCTGGCGCTTCATCCACTGGTTGGCATCTCCCCGGATGCAGTTTATGCCGCGGCGATGGCGCGTCCATTTCAGGGGCGGTTGCTAAGCGAATGGGCCAGCAACCTCGAAGCTGATCGTATGGCGCGCATATCCAATACGGTGCGGCAGGGTTTTCTCCTGGGCGATACGCATGAGCAGATCGCAAAAAAGGTTCGCGGACATGCTAACCGCGGCTACCAGGATGGTGCGCTTCAGATGAGCCGGGCCAATGCGGCCAGCATAGCGAAAACGGCAGTAGGGCATCTTGCATCAACAGCAAGACAAAGCTTTGCGTCGGCGAACGACGACATTCTGAAGGGTAAGCAGTGGTTATCCACTTTGGATAACCGGACATCAAAGGATTGTCGGATCCGCGACCGCCTCAAGTACACGCTGGATAACAAACCGATAGGGCACAAGGTGCCTTATTTGCAGGGACCTGGAAAAATCCACTTTTGCTGTCGGAGCACTGAAACTTACATCCTGAAATCGTCCGAGGAGTTGGGTATCAAAGTCGGCGAAATCAAGGACAGCTCGCGCGCCAGTATGGATGGACAGGTTCCGGCTGATACGACTTACCAGGACTGGTTCTCCCGGCAGTCGTTCACGCGACAAGCTGAGATTGTCGGAGAAACGCGCGCCAGGCTGATTCGTGATGGCGGCATGTCTCCCGATGAGTTCTACAACGACAGGGGCGAGTGGCTGACGCTTGACCAATTGCGCAACCGTGACGCGCAGGCGTTTAAGGATGCCAGAGTGTGATAGAGTAAATTCGTGGTGAATGCAGGATGCTGACCTGCGCGCCAAAGCGTCCCGTGAGAAACGGGCAAGCCGGAAACCAGACTCACCTCGGTGAGTCCCCGCCGTTCTGAAGAATCAGGATGCCGTGGCAGCACCGGCCACCACACTTGCTTATGATCGCTCAGGAGACCTTTAGCATGAAGATTTTCTTAAAAGGTGGGCCTCGAGATGGTGAGTCCGTATCCCTTCACACGGATGACTACGGAGTGCCATTAGAACGAGTGCAATTTCCTCAGCCAGTTTCTGATGCATCCCCATTGTTCAATAACGGATTTGATGCCTGTGATCTCGAACAGGATATTCTGATATATACGCTAGAAAGGATAGTAATAGGCGGGAAACTGCATCACTACGAATACCACTATCAAGGTCGCTAAGGCGGCCTTTTTTATTATCTAAATTTCACAACAGGCTGCCTCCGGGCGGCCTCCGGGCGGCCTTTTTTATTGGGCCAGGCCCACAGTAACTATCCCAAGGGGACAACATGCTTATTCGTAACATGCTCATTAAATATTATTCGGCAGCTGGTGGTGAAGGTGGTGATGGCGGTGGCTCCGGTAGTGGTACGCCCGAGATTACGCCGGAAATCCAAAAGCTGATCGATGAGCAGGTCAGTGCTCAGGTTTCAGGCCTGAAAAATAAAAATAGTGAGTTACTCGGTAAGCTCAAAGAGTCCACTGAGTCGCTAAAGCGTTTTGATGGTATCGATCCTGACGCGGTGAAAACCATTCTCCAGCGTTTCTCTGATGATGAAGAGGCGCAACTGATCGCCGCCGGGAAAATTGACGAGGTACTGGATAAACGCACTGAGCGGCTACGTGCTGATGTTGATAAGCAAATCAAAGCCGCTAATGAACGCGCTGAAAAGGCGGAAGCGTTCTCCAACAAATTCCGTGATCGTGTCCTGGGTGATGCTATCCGCAGCGCAGCGCTTAAGGCTGGCGCGCTGCCAGAAGCATCCGACGATCTGATTCTTCGTGCTAAAGGCACATTCCAGCTCAACGACGAAGGCGAGGCCGTAGCAGTTGATGCAAATGGCGATCTTCTGTTCGGTAAAGACGGAAAAACTCCGCTCACCCCGGTTGAGTGGGCTGAATCTCTGAAAGAGACGGCCCCGCACCTGTTCCCGCGCGCCGAAGGCTCCGGGGCTGGTGGTCATAAACCCGGTGGCGGTGGCGGTAGTCCGAAACGTTCAGAAATGAGCTCAAGCGACAAAGCGGACTACATCCGCAAACATGGCCAGCAGGCCTATCTCAAATTGCCTAAGTAAGGACTAATCAATGCCTACGACCGTAAACAGTGACCTGATTATCTATGACGACCTCGCGCAGACTGCGTTTCTTGAGCGTCGCCAGGATAATCTGGAAGTCTTCAACGCCGCTTCAAACGGCGCAATCATTCTCGACAACGAACTGATCGAGGGTGATTTTCGCAAGCGCACCTTCTATAAAGTTGGTGGTTCTATCGAATCGCGCAACGTTAACTCCACCGACCCGGTAACGGGTAAAAAAATCGGTGCCGGTGAATCTGTCAGCGTTAAGGCGCCGTGGAAATACGGCCCGTATGAAACCACGGAGGAGGCGTTTAAACGTCGGGGTCGCGAAGTTAGCGAATTCTCCGAGGTGATCGGCGTCGACGTCGCTGATGCAACGCTTGAAGGTTATATCAAGTATGCCCTACAGGGTCTTGTTGCAGCCATTGGCGCAAATGCTGACATGACGGTATCCGCGGATATTGCCACTGATGGTAAGAAAACGCTGACCCGTGGCCTGCGTAAATACGGCGATAAATTTAACCGTGTTGCGCTGTTCGTTATGCATTCCACGACCTATTTCGACATTGTTGATCAGGCTATCGACAACAAAATTTACGAAGAAGCTGGCGTGGTGGTTTATGGCGGACAGCCAGGCACGTTGGGTAAACCGGTGCTGGTAACTGACACCATGCCAGTTGATGCGATTCTGGGGCTGGTGGCCGGCGCGGTATCCGTAACGGAATCACAGGCTCCGGGCTTCCGTTCCTACGATATCAACGACCAGGAAAACCTTGCCATTGGCTATCGCGCAGAGGGTACGGTTAACGTTGAACTGCTGGGTTACAGCTGGGATGAGACGAAGGGCGCTAACCCTGACCTGACCAAAATCGGCACCGGCGCGAACTGGAAGAAACATTTCACCAGTAACAAATCCACTGCAGGCGTACTGATTAAGCTGGAAGCCCCTGCGGGGGAGTAACCCTGTCAGTGGATAAAACTTCCGCAACTGCTGACAGTACCGACGCGGTGACCGTTTCGCTCAAGTACACCAGAAATGGTGCAGGAGTCTCCGGGGCATCTGTGGCGTGGACGTCTACAGGCGGCACACTCAGTGCTTCGACGTCACAGACAGGGTCTGCTGGTGGCTCGACGGTGAAACTCACCTCTGCTACGGCCGGCTCCTTCACGGTGACGGCTACCGTTGACGGCGTGGTGAAAACAACTGAAGCGATCGCGTTCACTGCTCCTGCGGGTGGTTAACCGACGGGGCGAAAGCCCCGTTTCTTTTGGTGAGGATCCGATGACCGTTTATATAACAATCCAGGACGTTGACGAGTTGCTGGGGGATACCTGGGCTGCCGCCGACAAAAAGGCTAAAGCCGTGCTCCAGGCAAACACCTGGATGACGGCGCTTAACCTTCAGGATATCGACCCGGAGCATATTCCTGAAGAAGTTAAGCAAGCCGGAGCGTTTATCGCTTCCGTAGCCTCTGCAGGCAATCTGTATCAGCAAAAAACAGATTCCGGCGTGGTGACGAGCAAAAGCGTTGAGGCCGACGATGTGAAGGTTTCCCGCACTTTTGCCGAGCTTTCAACCACCAGCACTGAATTACTCGATCCTGATTTGCAGCTGGCGCTGGATATGCTCAAACCGTGGATGATTAACCCTTTCCAGACGTTCTTTGTGAGGGCGTGATATGTCCGATTTGAAGGTGGTCCCATTTCAAAAGCCCAGCCATCACAACCTCGATAACGACCAGGTTATTCGCCTGCTGAAACAGGCTCTGGAGCGAGCCGAAAACGGCGGCTGCCACAGTGTCGCAGTGATACTGCTTGATGATGAGGGTAACGCGATTGATTGCTGGCATAACGGTGGACGCCCCTATGTGATGGTTGGCGCTATGGAGTCGCTTAAAACCGACTTTATCCATGCTCATATTGAGCGGCGGTAAGGGGGTAACATGCAAAATCCATATGTGCATTATGCCGGCGACGGGCTCGGTCCCCGCGATGTGTTTGTGAATGGAAACCCGATCAGACATGTCGTTTACGCAAACCAGGCAAAGGGTGTTGTAGAGTTTGCTCCGCTCCCGCTGCGGGTTAAGCGCAATGGCGAAATTTATACCCGCAAACTCCACGGTACAGTGATCGTTAAACCTCAGCAGCGTATTGGTGGGTGCAATGGGCATTCGTGACGAGCTGCAAACCGAAGTCGCCGCGGCATTCGATACCGACCTGCAGGATGCCGTTAAGGATTTCACTGGGTCATATACCGTTCGGGGTGCCTGGGACCCGGTGACGGAAACCGGCACTGAAACGCAGGTGACTTACTCGGGGCGTGGAGTACTGGCGCGCTATAAGCTGGGCCGTATCGATGGCGTTAACATTCTGCATGGTGATGTGAAGCTAACCGCACTGGTTAACGAGGTGACTGATAAGCCGGCCGTCGGGCATATCATCACCGCACCGGATCCGGTTACGGGTGAGCTTCAGCGCTACGAGGTCATCACCGCTTCTGCCGACTCTGCTGGCGCTGCGTACTCCATTCAACTGCGGAGGGCGTGATATGGCTAAGGGCTGGAACATTGACCCGGCGGCATTCGCCGGGCTGGTGGCAGAAGATGTCAAACTACGCCAGCGGACAATCGCCATTCAGCTGCTGAATGAAATCGTTCAGCGGTCGCCGGTAGGAAACCCGGAGCTGTGGGCCATTAACGCGACCGCGGTTCAGTACAACAAAGCTGTTGGGGAATGGAACGAATCTCTTTATGCCGATCCTGCCAACCTGACAAAGACAGGCCGTCTCAGAAAGAAAGTCCGTGTTAATGACAGCATGGATATCAGGCGGCCGGCTGAGTATCGCGCAGGAACCTTCAGGGCATCGCATTTCGTCAGCATCGGCGAACCTAATCATTCCGTCCCGACCGATCCGGATCCGCGCGGGACAATGACGTTTCTTAATGGCAAAAATATCATTGACCAGGCGCCAGCCTACTCGGTGATTTACATCCAGTCGAACTTGCCTTACTCCGTGCCTCTGGAGAATGGCCACTCAACACAGGCGCCGACAGGCGTCTATGCCGTCTCGTTTAATGGTGTTATTCAGGCCTACAAATGACCCTTACAGAAATCAGAAACGCTGTCATTTCCCGAATGGCGGCACAGACCGCTATTGCCTCTGATGCGGTGGATTATCCCAATGGCCCGGTATTTGACCCCAGTAACCGCGATATCTGGGCCCGACTAACCAACATTGCTGGGCAGGCTGGCGCAACCGAGATCGGGGACGGGCCGGTAGTCCACAGGACGGGCTTACTCATCATTCAGCTTTTTGTTCCGGTCGGTTCCGGGACGTTGCTTATCTCCCGAACGGCCGATCAGCTAACGGAGCTATTCGAGTTTAAGGATGACGGAAAGCTGAGTTATTTCGCTGTTTCTGCTGTGCCGGCGGGTGAGACCTATGGCTGGTTACAGCTCAATCTTCAAATTCCTTATCGCGCTCTGTAGCGCACAAAAAACAGGAGGCTCCTGTGAGCTCAGGTGCAAAAGTAGTAGCCGCGTTTATTCGCGAGACAACGCCAGGAATCACGCCTACAGCAGGGGCGTGGAACCTGCTGCGTCGTTCTTCATTTGGTCTGAAACCAACGCAGAACACCAACGACAATGACGAAATCGCTGGTGACCGCATGGCGCAAGGTGTTTCACGCGGCACAGTGGATGTCGGCGGCGATGTCGGCACGCGGTTTCGCTGGAACCAGCATGATGATTTTCTTGCCAGCTGCTTCGGTTCCGAATGGCTAAATAACGTGCTAACGATGGGTAATGGTCGCATTACGTTCTCCGTGGCGACTTTTGCCAGTGATGTGGGGATCGCCCAGATTGCCCGCGGTTGCCAGGTTGGCACCTTCCAGATGGAAATCCCGGCCGATGGTGATATCACTGCAACCATTACGTTTGCAGGGCTGGACTGGGAGACGAAGGGGGACGATACCAGCTATTTCACCGCGCCGGTGGATTTAGCGGGGGCGCTGCGTTACTCCTTTAAAGAGGTCACGAACATCCGGCTAAATGGTGTTGATGGCGGGACAGGTTTCTGCGTCGACACCTTCAACATCCAGTTCAACAACAATATGCAGACTCAGCGCTGCATTGGTACCGGTTCGGCGTTCGCCGGCGCAAACATTCCGACAACCTTTACCCCGTCAGGTCAAATCACGCTGTCATGGTCAAAGGCAGCCTGGGAGGTTTACAAAAAAACGTTCACCGGCGAAACGGTGCCGTTTAGCTTCACCCTGGAGAATGCTGAAGGCGCCTATACCTTCGATTTCCCGGAAGTGCAGATCTCTGGCGACTGGCCGGATGCGGGGAGCACTGACATTGTTCAGGTTCAGCTGGATATCACCGCGGCCAATACTCCGCCGACGATTACGCGCGTGCCTAAAGTGCCGGCGACGGCAATCAGTGTTGCGCCAGCCACTTCAACTGGGGCCGTGGGATCCACGGTGACGTTAACCGCCACGCTTACGCCAGCTGATTCAACTGATACCGTCCAGTGGACGTCATCGGATCCGACTATCGCCAGCGTGGTTTCTACCGGGCAGAAAACAGCAACAGTCACCAGAAATGCTGCTGGTACTGCAATCATCACCGGTAAGGCCCGCACCTATACCGCAACGTCTGAAATCACCGTTACCGCGCCTTAATTTACCTGGCCCGTTCTGCAGTCATCGCGGATCGGGCTTTTTTGGGAGTCTTTATGCTGATTATTTCTTCTCAAATTGATTTGAACGGAGAACGCTGGTTTTTCCCTTTCAAAAAGCCAGCAGGAAGTAAAAAGAAATTCACGCCGGAAGACGAGGCGCTATTTAGACTCCGTCTGCTGGTGGCCAGTAGCGAGAATCCACAATACCGCTCACGCAATGCGCTGGTGCGGCGCCATATCGACAAAATGGACGCGAGCTACCAGGTCGGTACGGATGCTTTCGATCTCGCCAGTGTGGGCGAGATTGACTCGGTTGATGATCTTCTCATCGACAATTGCGCGCGCTTTCTTCTGAAAGACTGGGAAGGCGTGGGGGAGCTGGTGGATGGTACGGAGACGGCCGTAGCGTATACACCGGAGCGTGGTGTTGCGTTACTGAAGCAAAACCCCTCTCTGTACTGGCTTATTCTGGCTGAGGCGGCGAACATTGCTCGGGGTAAGGAGCTGCAGACTCAGGAAACCGTAAAAAAGCCATAGAGGCCCAAAAGTGGCTAAAGGAATTCGCCGGCGAGCAGGGCGAGAAAGCAAAGTGGCGCAGGGAGAAACTAAATCTCCCGCCCATTCCGGAGCCTGAAATTGATGCGGTCACTGGGGAGATCCTCAACGCTTACGCCATGATATCGCGCGGCAGGAAGTATGCCGGCATGGCCGGAGTGCCGCTCCCTCTATCCCTGAATGATATTGAGCTTTACCTGGCATCGCGCACCATCCTGATCGACCGCATTGAGTTTGACGCAGCGATACTGGCTCTTGATGATGCCTGGAGGGCTGAGTGGGCCGAAGATCAGAAAAGACAGGCAAAAGTGAAGTAGTCATATCATTGTCTCCATCTATTCCTGTGCTAACCTGTGTGCAAATGTTAATGATGGGGATAAGGATGTGGAACTAATCATAATTTGTGCAATTATTGGGTGCATACCTGCGGCGATAGCGAGCAGTAAAGGGCGCTCGTTTTTTGCTTGGTGGTTATACGGAGCACTTCTCTTCATCGTAGCTCTAATCCACTCACTGGTAATCAAGAAGGACATTCGCGCCCTGGAACAGAGCCAGCTTGATAGTGGGCTGGTTAAATGTCCATATTGTGCAGAAATGATTAAGCCTGAAGCCATAAAGTGTAAGCACTGCGGTAGTGATGTAAAAGAAGCGATAGAAGTTGCTAGGCTCAAAAATTTTAAGCCGAGCGACATTCCATTTGATGCTTTTTTCATCAGGAAAAGGGTAGGCTTTGATGTTAATGAAGAGGCGGTAACTAACTTGGTATCACGCTTGAAACAAGCTAATCCAGAATTAGGCCCCGAGGGCATCAAAGAAAAATATTTTATGCAAATTGATGAGTTGGTAAATCAGCTACCTAGTGGGGTTCGTGATGAATTCATACGAACTTATAATGCAAAGCTTTGACAGCTGAGCCCACTATTTTGTGGGTCTTTATTGTTGCCCCAAAACATGAACCTCGCTCTGGCGGGGTTTTTTATTGCCCGGAGATCGCTAAATGACTGAACAAACCTCCCGCCTGGCCATTGTTATTGATAGCTCCGGGGCAGAAAAACAGGCTGATAATCTCGCAACTGCACTGGTAAAAATGACGCAGGCAGGTGAACGTGCTGCCACCAGCGCAGTGAAGGTGACAAAGGCCACTGATGAAGAAAAACAGTCTCTTTCTGAACTCTTAGATCGCATCGACCCGGTGAACGCCGCCCTGAACAAACTGGATAAACAGCAGCAAGATCTTGCAAAATTCAAATCAAAGGGGATGGTAGATGCCGATACATTCGATCTTTATTCAAAGAAAATCGAGGAAACACGAAACAGGCTAACTGGATTTCGTGACGACCTTGGCAAAACCGGCCAATCAGCCGCACAGACTGCCTTTGCCATGCGCATGATCCCAGCGCAGATGACCGACATTATTGTCGGCTTATCTACAGGTCAGTCACCGTTTATGGTGCTTATGCAGCAGGGCGGGCAGTTAAAAGATATGTTTGGTGGTATTGGCCCGGCAATTAAGGGTGTGAGTACCTATGTTATGGGGTTGGTTAACCCTTTCACTCTTGCAGCTGCGGCGGTCGGTTTTCTTGGTCTGGCCTATTACAAAGGCACTCAGGAGCAGGACGAATTTTATAAGTCTCTCGTTCTCACTGGTAATCTGGTAGGCAAAACTTCCGGTCAACTGGCAGATATGGCGGCCCGTGTATCGGTCGCAGCTAACTCCACAACCGGTGCAGCAGCTTCAACGCTGAATCAGTTGGTGTCATCCGGGAAAGTGGCTGCAGAGTCATTGGAACGAGTAACAACTGCCGTGGTTGAAATCAGTGAAGCCACAGGCATCGCCACTGAAAAGCTGGTGGGTGATTTCAACGACATTGCTGCTGACCCGGTTGCAGCCATTACCAAACTTAACGACCAGTACCACTTTCTGACACTGGCAACCTACAACCAGATTAAAGCACTGCAGGATGAAGGTAATCAGCAGGATGCTGCACGGGTGGCTACTGATGCTTACGCCAATGCCATGCAGCAGCGTGCGAACGATATTCATCAGAATTTGGGGATTCTTGAACGTGCTTGGGACTCGCTTGCTAAAACGGCTAAAGGAGCATGGGATGCCATGCTTGATATAGGTCGCGAGCAAACCGGCACCGAGCGGATCTCTCAAATTCGTAAGGAATTAGATTGGATAGATAAGGCTGCAGGCGGGAAGCTATTTTTTGGTGGAAGAAAGGCTGAGCTCGAAGATGAGCTAAATAATCTGCAATCTCAAATCACAACAGAAGGCGTTTTAACTGAAATAATCAGTAGTCATGACAAAGCTGAACAGCAAAGAATTAAAACGCAGCAGGAAGCAGATCGCGTTAACCAGCAATATCTGAGCAATGCGGATAAGCGCAATAAAGCCATTAAGCAGCAAAGCGAGTTCCTGAAGGCAGGCGCAATTACTGCAGAGCAATATTCAAAAAATGTTACTCGTATTAACGAGATGTACAAAGATCCGAAACCACCCAAGACGCCAAAGAGTAAAGCATATACCGAGGACGCAGCAACCCGGCTGCTTGATCAGATAAACCAGCAGACAGCTGCTTTGCAGTCCCAGATGGATGCCAGTGACAAGCTTAACAGCGCAACCCAGGCGCGGGTAAAGTTCGAACAGCAAATTGCTGACCTCAAGTCTAAAACGCAGCTCACAGCCGACCAGAAGTCGATTCTTTCCCGTTCAGATGAAATCCTCCAGGCGTATAAGCAGCAGGAGGCACTGCAAAATTCCGTAAAAACCCTGGACGATTACCGGAAGATGCAGGAACAGGTAAAGACGAAGGATGAGCGGACCAACGATCTGCTTAAAACCCGTCTTGAACTGCTGGAGAAGGCCAAAGCAACGGGGCAACTTAAACCCGGTGAATATGAAAAAACGCGGGCAGATATTTATCAAAACACCGATATGCAACTGCCCTCGACGGTTCGTAATGTTGTAGGAAACCTGACACCCACAGGAGGGCGACTCTCTGGAACTTTTGAGGGGATGCAGGGGCAAATCAACGAATATGACCAGGCTCAGCAAGAGCTCCAACGCTGGCTGGCAGCTCAGGAGGAAGCTTATGCGAAGGCCGGTGAAATAACTGCCGAGGGTGAGGCCAGAATGACCTCTATTCGTCAACGTGCGGCGGATGCAAATCAGGTCATAGAGGCTCAGAAAAACACCATCATATCTGCGGCCACGCAGTCCTTGTTTAACAGTACCGCCGACATCATGCGAACGGGGTTTGGTGAGCAATCGGCAATCTACAAGGTCGCTTTTGCTGCGAGCAAGGCATTCGCTATCGCGGACTCGATGGTGAAAATCCAGCAGGCTATAGCAAGCGGTGCAGTAAGCGCGCCTTATCCGGCCAACATCATCGCTATGGCCTCAATCGCTGCGCAGACCGCCAGTATCGTCTCAAATATTCAGGCTGTTTCAGGCGTTGGCTTCGCCTCCGGCGGTTACACCGGCCCCGGTGGTAAGTATCAGCCAGCGGGTATTGTTCACAAAGGAGAGTACGTCTTCGACCAGGCATCAACGAACCGGATCGGCGTGTCTCAGCTTGAGGCACTTCGAAATGGCCAACCGCTTGATGCAACTCTGGGGCGTACAGGGTTTGGTACTGGTGTTCAGAACGTTAACAGCGATAACCGTAGGCAAACAACTGTACACGCGCCGATTAATCAGGAGTTTCATCTCCAGGGTATTACTCCGGAGCAGTTGAGCGCTACACTCAATCAGAATAATCGACAGCTTTCCAGGCAGTTAAAAGGTGAACTCACAAAGGAGGTTACCATGCCACAAGGGGCTTTTGGCAACGCTCTAAAAGGAAACTATACACGACACGGTCCTAGGTAAGGTAAACTGCATTAGCTGAGACTTGATTAGGTAGGTAAGTCTAACAATCTGAGTAGGTGCAAGAAAACACAAGGATCTTATTAATGGAAGCGTTGTTAACATTTACATTTAAAGACTTTATAGCTTTTATGATTCCTCTTTTTATTGGCGGGCTTATCTTCAATAGGAGACGTAAACGTAAGGAGGTTCGAGTGAAGTTTTCATTTCTTTGGCTTGTTTTGATAGTTGGTGGAATTCTTGAAATATGTGATGAGATTTACACAACTTATTCCTATAGGCATAATCACTTATATAATAATGATACGCTTACAACCGTGTTTAACTATGATTTTGCAAAAATTGTTTTTTGTGGGGTTTTGATCTTTGTTTCTATTGCGCTTCTTCTTCAGGAGTTGCTTTTAAACAAGCAGTCACATTGACGTATATTTCCTGTCGGCACATCGCCCTTTTTTATTTTGATATGGGGCTGTGCCGAAACAATGTAAGCTCACATTAAAGTCAATAAAATTAATATATTGATAATGCTGTTTTTTCTGATTTCTTTTAGCTCTTAAGATGAGTTGATAAATATATCGCCTTGTGTGTTTGTGTCGATTTAATAAGATTTTTATCTTCGTTAATCTGAACCAAAAAATCAGAGATTTCTTCGGTTCCATCGTGCTTTATTCTGAAATGAATATCCTCCTGAGGTTAATGGTGAAATTGTATTCGAGATACTTTACCGGGAGACTGCATGACTGATATCTACTACCCGCATGACAGTCTTCCGATGCCATTACAGGAAGGATACGGATTCCAGCCTGTAAGCCCGTTAAAACGTACCCAGTTAATCACCGGCCGCGCGCGGCAAAGGCGAGCTTACACGTCCACGCCGACGCAGGCCAGTGTGTCATGGTTTATGGAGACTGACGGTCAGGCTCAGCTGTTTGAAGCCTGGTATAGGGAAAAAATAACGGATGGCGCTGACTGGTTTTATATGAAGCTACAAACCCCGCTGGGGGTGGAGTTTTATAAATGTCGGTTCACTGATATCTATGAGGGGCCAACACTGGTGGCGCCGATTTACTGGAAGTTCACAGCGACACTCGAACTCTGGAAACGACCTGTGCTGCCTGATGGATGGGCCGAGTTCCCTGACTTCATTGTGAACAGCGATATTCTTGATCTTGCAGTTAACAGGGAGTGGCCAAAGGCTTGATTAAAACCGTTTCACCTTCATAATAACCTGTGTCGATTTGTGGGAAAGTCCTTCATGCCGCTCCGTAGCCGGAGCGTGAAATAAAGTGAGGAATAGCGATCCTGCCGGTGAGGGTACACCCACATTCGACACCAATTTTTAAGGCCACCTTCGGGTGGCCTTTTTTATTGGGTAAAAATCATGACAAGGCTTAACAGGCTCTATGCCAGCAGCGGGCCGGAGGTGATCATTGAAACGCTGCAGATCACCGTTGGCTCAGATGTTCACTACCTGTGCCAGGGGTATGAGGATATTACGGCGACGACAGAGAGCGGCAATACCGTAACGTTTACCGCCTGCGCGATTGACATTGCGCTGCCGGCGCGCAACGCGGACGGTACGCAAGATTTGAAATTTGCCCTGTGCAATGTTGATGGTGTTGTGTCCACGACGATCCGCAATGCCCTGGCTAACAGGTTGTCTGCATCGCTGACATACCGCAGTTTTATCTCCACGGATTTAGCGGCCCCTGCGGAAGTGCCGTATACGCTGAAAATCAAGTCTGGTTACTGGACGGCGACAGAGGCGCAGATTACCGCGGGTTATATGAATATCCTTGATACCGCCTGGCCGCGTTACCGCTACACACTTCCTGTATTCCCCGGACTGCGTTATATCAGCTAAGGAACCCCAATGTTTAACCCTGATAAATACCGTTCAGTCACCTGGCTGAAGGGCGGGCGCGTATACCCGCAACTCGACTGTTTCGGCATTGTGAACGAGATACGCCGCGACCTGAATTTACCCGTCTGGCCCGATTTTGCAGGGGTCACCAAAGACGACGGCGGCCTCGACCGGGAAGCGCGCAGGATGATGCTTACCCTTGAGCGCTGCGAGCCCTGCGAAGGGGCCGGGGTGGCTTGTTATTCCGGATCAGCCGTCACCCATGTGGGGATCGTTGTCAGTATCGGTGGCCTGCTGCATGTGGCGGAATGCAATCCGGGAACGAACGTCACCTTTCTGCCGTTGCCGCGGTTTAAGCGCCGATTTGTCAAAGTGGAGTTCTGGCAATGACCATTCGTTTTTATCCTTCCCGGCTTCCCGGTGAACCTCTCGAAACGCATGAACATGGCGTAACCAGCCTTCGAAACTGGCTGGCGGTGAATGTTGAAGGTTACGAGGATCGGGATGTACCGCCGTTAACCATTGAGGTTGACGGTCTGTCCATTCCGCCAGGCGAGTGGGCTACTTGCGTGATCCACCCTGAAAGTGATGTCCGGCTTTATCCGGTGCCCTTCGGGCTGGAGGCCGCCACCATCGCGTGGATAGGTGTCGGCATCTCCGTTGCCGCTGCAGCCTATTCTCTGTTTATGATGAGCACCATCGATACGGGTGGCTATACCTCATCCACAGGGCGCAGTCTCGACCTGAACCCGGCGAAGGCAAATACCGCAAAGCTGGGTGATCCGATTCGCGAGGTGTTTGGCCGGGTGCGCATCTACCCTGATTATGTGGTCCAGCCTGTGACCCGGTTCGACGCTGCTGATCCTACGAAAATGCGCGTCCAGATGCTGCTGTGTCTCGGTGTCGGTGAACTGATTTATACCAATGGTGATATCCGGGTTGGCAGTACGCCAGCTTCAACGCTGCCGGGATTCAGCAACACCTATTTTCCGCCCGGCGTGGATGTTTCCGGCGATGAGCGCAGC